GGCCGGAGAACCTTTACGCAACGTGGTGCCACGAACTAATCCACTACACGGGGCATCCGAGCCGATTGAACCGCGACCTTAAAAGCCGCTTCGATAAAGAAGCGTATGCGTTTGAGGAGCTAGTTGCAGAACTCGGTGCGGCGATGACGTGTGCCTATCTTCAGGTAACGGGAGAACTCCGGCACGCCTCATACGTCGAGAGCTGGCTGAAGGTGTTGAAAGGCGACCCGAAGGCAATCCTCACGGCCGCGTCGCTCGCCTCTAAAGCAACCGACTATCTCCGCAGTTTCAGTGAAACAAAGGAGGTGGCAGCGTGAAGACCATCGAAATCAACGGTGTGCGCTTCAACTGGCGCGACATCCTCAAACTCCGGCGCGAACAAGCAAAGGCTCAACGTCAACGACAGCTCGCACTCTTTGAGCTGAAGGAAGACAGCCGCCCGCCCACTCAAAAGACAGCGAGCGACAGATACGCGAACCCTCTGCTGTTCAAGGACTAGAGCACTACAGCTCTCCGAAAGGAGGGCTGTTCTCTTGACACATCTAACGTCGCGTTGTGCAACGGTAGTTCGCACTTGCGGAGAATATGGCTCTACTACGCACTGGAATTGAGTTGTCCACTTTTTGACCTAGCGCGTTCACTGGACACTCACCTACCGCTAGGTACACTTAGGGTATTAGAAGTTTAATTATTTAATTATGACGGTCATTAAGCCCAATGTGTTCAATCCGATTAAGGTTCATCGCGGATGTGGAACGGTGACGCTCTGCGGCATCTCCACGGCGAACATCCCCGACAGCTACCTCGGTTATTGGACGACGACGACGTGCAAGAACTGCCGGAGGGTTGCTCGCGCTCACAAGCTCGACATCCGCCCGCGCCGTGTAGGTGTGTTCGCTTAATCGCTTAACTAACTAACCTATGACGGCAAGTAACTGGGTGTTGCATAAGGCAAGGAAAAACAGTCGCGGCACCTACGGAACGACTGCCGGGGAAGTCATCACCGCCTGTGGTGCAACCGCGAACCGCTACTCAATCACCCCTCTCTGGATACAAGTCACCTGCGAGCGGTGTTTATCAAAGTTCCCAAAGGAGTAACCCCTAATCAACTAAACCTATGACCAAGTACGAAAAGATACTGCGCCTCATCGGGGATTGGCCCGTCGAGGATATGGAGAAGATGCGAGATATGATGGTCGGCTACGTCCGTGAGGCTAAAGAGCAGGAACGCCGCGCTCGTACGCCCTTGAGGGTCAACGCAAAAGACCTCAAGCGGATGCCCTTCCTTGCTCTACGCCAACTCCGCGACACCCTTGTAGGCGCTGGCAGCTACAAACAGGCCACGAAGGTTACGAGAGAACTAGCCTCCCGCAAGTAGCTCTATGGACACCAAAGAAGCGGGGAGGCTCGGCGGCCTCGCTCGCAAAAGAAACCTCAACAAAGAGCAACTGACCGCCATCGCTATGAAGGGCGTGGCAGCTCGGAGGAAGAAGCGACTATCCACACAAGCCTCGTAACACGCGGGGCTTTGTGTTTTTGGCGTGTATAATAGTGAGGAGTATGGCGCTTGATTACGAACTGGCGAAGGAATTGAAGGAGGCAGGCTACCCGCAAGACTTGGTCTCCGCGCCCTACCATCGAATTGATTTCAAGGATTGCGCGCAACCCACCCTCTCCGAACTCATAGAGGCGTGTGGAGAGCAGTTTGGGGGTATGACACTAGAGCTTGATAAACGCTCACGGACTGGAAAGGTGTGGAAGGTCTACAGCGGCGATGGCTCTAACATCTTGATTTTCCCAACCCCCGAAGAAGCCGTAGCCCGTCTCTGGCTCGCTCTTAATCGCGTATGACCAAGCCCGCCCCGAAAGTAAACAAGATTGAGTTCACAAAAATCACGTACCGCTGCCGCAAGTGCAATCAAGATGTGAAGATATTTTACGAAGACCTCAAGACCGGAAGGCAGCGGTGTGAGAAGTGCTTTTTTGAAGGGGTATGAGTGAGCCAATCCCAGCAGACGAGTATTTGAACGCCCTTAACGAACAGCGTCTTCTCGTTTTTCTAGAATGTGACCACGGACAGTGCGAGGACAGCGACGAGCCACACTTTCATCAGGTGTGCCTAACGGGGCGGCAGTTCAAAGCCGTGTCCGACGCAGTGATTACCGGAAAGCGCGAGGACGCCGACCTAAAGGACGGCTACGAGATGGTCGGGATGCGACTAGGGGGCATCTTTGCGGCGGCACCCTTCGATGGCCTATCCAGCACGATATGAAACCTAAAAAATCCCCCATCCAACCCAAAGACCTCAACTGCATCGGTAAGAGGGAAGCCGAGAGTTTCTTCGACGCTACCCAATGTGACGCGATGCTCATACTCGCGTTCAAGGATGGTCACTGGTCCTTACGGGACTTTGATATTTGCGCCCACGACTTACTTGAAATCGCCGCCCACCTCATCCAAGGAGCAAGGCTCGAACTCAAACACAAGGTATGAAAACGAGCCAGATAAGGACCGCGAAGCGGAAAACGTGGCAAGCGGTATCTCGTTTTATAAGAACCCGCGACCCGCTCTGCGTCACCTGTTTAATGGCCGGAAAGCAAACTCCCTCAACAGAAGCCGGACACTACAAACACACAAGCGACAAAGGAAACGCCCAGCTCGGAGGGAATGAAGTCTGGTACGACGCCCGCAACCTGAATGGTCAGTGTGGCACCTGTAATCGCTGGAACAGTGGAGAGTTAGACCTCTACGGCCTGTACTTGGAGAAGACCTACGGCTTCGGCATCTGTCAGGAATTAAACAAGCTCTACAACACACCGAAGAAGTGGACGCTCGAAATGCTGGCAGACGTTCGTGCAGCCTACGAACGCCGCACCGCTATCCTTCAAAGAAACCGCTCGACCAATGAAATCGAGCACGAAATCCTCCTCGACATCCTTCAATGAAACCAAAGCCTCGAAGCCGCGTACATTACTGGTATTGGAAACTCACGCTTACCATCTTTGGCTACCTTTGGCGCACCAACAGGTACTCGCTCGCCCTCAAATGGCGACGGCTCGTAACGCGGCACGAACGTTTCGAGGCCCCAGAGTGGATATGAAAAAGAAGTACCCCAACAACTGCGGCTTCGTAGATGAGGAAGGCTACATCTGCATCCAGAAGCGCCCCTGCCCCTACCACACACCGTACAGGACCAGAGTAACGAACACCGCGCCCCGCGTGGTACAATCACGATATGGCAAGACCAAGTGAGTACGGGCCGCACATCATCGAACAGGCGATGGCATTTATCGCTGAACGAGAAGAGCAAGAAATCCTCCCGACCGTCGAAGGATTGGCTCTACACCTCGGTATTTCAAGAGATACTGTTTACGAGTGGAGCAAGGTACACCCAGAATTTTCCGACATATATGAACGAATGATGGCAACTCAGGGCGACCAGCTCATAAACAACGCGCTGGTGAATAAGTACAACTCCTCAATCACCAAGCTCCTCCTCTCCAAGCACGGTTACGTTGAGCGTCAGGACATAACGAGCGACGGTAAAGCGCTCCCCACGCCGATTTTAGGCGGTGCGACATTGAACGAAAAAACAGGAGAGGCAGAAGCGTAAAGCCGCATACGGGAGGTATGCGCTACAGACCAACAACCGCGCTAAAGAAAATACTGAAGCTGAAGAAGCGCATCCGCGCTGTTTCAGGTGGAACGGGCGCATCTAAGACCAACGCGATACTAACGTGGCTCATAGACTACTCGCAGACCCGCAAGAATAAGGTCGTGAGTATCGTATCCGAATCGTACCCACACCTCTCGCTCGGAGCCATACGCGAGTTCAAGTCCATCCTCCTCGACCGTGGATACTGGGATGATGCGAGGTGGAACGACGGACAGCACACCTACAACTTCGAGACTGGCACCGTCATCGAGTTCATCTCAATGGACAAGCTCGGCAAGGCTCACGGGCCTCGCCGTGACGTTCTGTTCATCAACGAAGCCAACAACCTTGAATGGCCTATCGTGGACCAGCTCATCACGCGCACAAAGGAGGTTGTGTGGCTCGACTGGAACCCCACCAGTGTCTTCTACTTCTACGAGGAGATGTGGGGCAAGCGCGACGACATAGACTTTATGGGCGACGGCGGTAACTACCCACCGCTCACCTTCGAGGACAACGAAGGACTGGACGACGGACAACGCAACGAAATCCTCGCGCACAAGGGAAATAGGAATTGGTGGCGTGTCTACGGCGAAGGAAAACTTGGTGAGATTGAAGGCCGCATATTCACCGGCTGGAACGTCATTGACGACATCCCCCACACCGCGAGGCTAGAGCGATACGGGCTGGACTTCGGATACTCGAACGACCCCACCGCTATCATCGCCGTCTACTACCACAACGGGGGTTTTATTCTTGACGAGATAACCTTCCAAAAAGGCTTGAGTAACAAGCAGATTGCCGACGTGCTCTTGAACCAGCCAAAAGCCCTCACCGTAGCAGACAGCGCAGAGCCTAAGAGCATTGACGAGATACGCAGCTACGGCGTGAACATTCTTCCAACGACAAAAGGCCAAGGCTCCGTCCTTCAAAGGATACAGATGATGCAGGACCAGCGCATCAGCTACACGAAGCGCAGCCTCAACATCCAAAAGGAGTACCGGAACTACCTGTGGCTCACGGATAAGGATGGAAGGATAATCAACGAGCCGGACCACCTGTGGTCACATTCAATGGACGCGGCGATGTATGCAATTCAATCCTGTGTCCCGATGATTAAGAGACAAGAGATTTTGAATATGCTCCCGCAACTTGACAGAAAGCCCAAACCAAACCCCGCACGGTAGGTTATCCACTCCCAACGCGACTTGCGCTTGACAGACTACGGCGCATAATTGTGAGGCTTGCAGCAAGAGAAGAGGACGCAACTTGCAAGCGGCGTCTTCTTCTATGGCGAATAAGAAATCGTACCGCATCTCACTTGCGTTAGGTGGTCAGACGTATGTCGGGGAAGGTGTAACGCTCCTCGACGCGCTCACGAACCTAGAACGTCCTTCAAAGCTGATGGGCAAAGCTGTTCTCCGTGTCACGAACGGCGAGCGCACCATCGAACAACTCCTCCTCCCGTATCGCCTCAAGATGTTCTTAAGACCCAACGCCATCAAGTACCAAGCCAAGAACCTCTCGATTGCTTTCCAGTGATATGTGGAACCGCGCACCGTTGAACAGGTGGGAGTACGAGAACAGGTACGCGGTCAAGTTCTTCCCCCGCACAGACTTCCTCGGTGTGAAGGTAGAAACTAAGAAAGCCCTGTTTCACGGGAAACCCTACAAAGACCTCTCCGCCCGCGAGAGAAGGAAGTGGGAGAATATGCTCATCATCGGCTTTCCGAAGGACCGCATAAGAGTTCAGTACGAATGATATGGAAAGCACCCGTTACACAGACATCTTCGACTACATAAAGGCCCAAGAGGTAGCGTTCAAACTCCCAATCCGCCTGAACGAGAGCTGGGAGTGGAATTTCGTCGAGCACGTCAAACTCTCGACGCTCTACAAGAACACGCAGTTCGAGCGTGGTAACTCAAAACAAGAGCGGGACAACAAACCCTTCAAGAACATCGTCCGTCCCATCTTGAACCTTCAGTACAGAGCAGAAGGCTTTGACGTGAAGGACATCGAGATATTCGTCAACGACAGCAAAAAGTATTTCAAGTCATTCCTCGTCAGGAAATTCCACGAGAAGTGGGCGAGAGAGAACGCCATAGACACGTTCATAGACGCGATGGTGGAGAGCTACGTTGATTTTGGTGGAGCTTTAATCAAGAACGTGAAGGGCATCCGCCCTGAAGTCGTACCGCTGCAGAACATCGCCTTTTGCGACCAGACCGACATCCTCTCCGGTCCTATCGGTATCAAGCACTTCTTCTCACCCGACCAGTTACTTGCGATGGCAGACAGCGGATGGGGTGAAACGAAGAACGGCGCGACCGTTTCCTTAAAAGAAGCCATCGCCCTCTCCCGCTCCGAGAAGAAAGACCCGCAGAACCAAGAAGTCACTACCACTACAGGAAAGTACATCGAGGTGTACGAGGTCCACGGGCAGTTCCCCAAAGCCTTCCTCAAAGGCCACGACACAGACACCTACTCAAACCAGCTCCACATCGTCTGCTTCTATCAAAAGGACGGGAAGAAGAATGGTCTTACGTTGTGGAAGGGACCGGAAGACAAGCTCCCGTTCAAGTTCATCAAGCGCGACCCCGTTCACGGCAGAGCACTTGGCTTTGGTGGCGCAGAAGAACTCTTTGAAGCTCAAGTGTGGACGAACTACAGCGAGATACAGAAGAAGAATATGCTGGATGCTGCGTCTAAAACTATCTTCAAGACAACCGATGACGCCTTCGCCAATCGCAACAAGATACGCGATATGGACAACCTCGAAATAGCGGTGTTGGCAGAAGGCAAGGACATCGAGCAGCTTGATACTACTCCAAAGTCATTCCAGTTCTTCGACAAGATGGTGAACGAGTGGGAAGCCCACGCGCAGATGATGGGTGCGGCGAACGATTCGATAATGGGTGAAAGCCCCACCGCAGGCACCCCATTCAAACTGCAAGAACTCGTTACCGCAGAAAGCCACTCACTCCACGAATACCGCAGAGGAAAAATCGCCACCTTCTTTGAGGAAATCTACCGCGAGTGGTCGCTTCCCTACTTCGTGAGAGAAGTATCAAAGGGTCAGTCCTTCCTCGCGCAACTCTCCCTAGATGAACTGCAGACCGTCGCTGACGCGGTGGTTCAGTGCGCCTCATACAACTACATCAAGGAGCGCATCTTGAATGGTGAACTCATTGACGAAGCCGAGCTTGAAGAACTGAAGATAACCTCACGCGACGACTTTATGCGGATTGGAGAAAAGCGCTTCATCGAAATCTTTGAGGGGGAGATGAAGGGGGCCGAGATGGACCTCTACGTAAACATCGCAGGGAAGCAGAAGAACATCCCGCAGATGGTGGACAAGCTCGTCAACGTGTTCCGTCAAGTCGTCGCCGCACCGCAAGTCCTCGACGACCCGCGTATGGCTAAACTCTTCAATGAAATCCTAGAGCACTCCGGCCTCTCACCCATCAACTTCTACCAGAAGCCGAGACCAGAGATGCAGCAGCCCGCAGAACCTACGCTTGAGGCTCCTAAGCCCGCAGCACAAGCAGCGGCGATTCCAAGGGCCGTAGCAACGTACTGATATGGACTACCTCAAACAATTTGCAGACAACGAGCCGATGTTCGAGGCTGTGAAGGCTAACCTCACTGCACGCTTCGAGAGGCAGCTTCTGGACCTCAGCTACACGAAGCAAGTCAGCAACGAGAACCTTGGCGAGAACGTCCGCGCCATCAACCAAGC